CGTTGCATAGCTGCCAGCGGCTTGCTTGCCAGCAAGCGCGGTGTCGATTTCGGTTTCCGTGTAATAGCGGTCATCGTGCGTGTGTGCGGACGGGGGGAAGGTGGCTGGCTTGCCAATCACGGACAACCAATGCGGATCGGTGTTGACGACCTGCCAAGCGGCTCCGTTCCATTTCCAAAGTCTGGAATCAAAATACGCCGTCTGATTTAATATCGGGGATGAAGGGAAGCTCATACGATTGATAATTGTAGTTCAGACATTAAAGTTCCAACGCGATTGTTTAGTGTAAGCAGATCAACCGCTTCACCAGTAGAGTAAAATGAAATTCTGCCATTAAAAAACACAGGATTGATTGCATCTCGGAAAATTTGTATGGCATTATTATGTTCAAAAGAACTTGGATTTGTTGCACTTGCGCTTATTAAATAGCTTTGATCTCTTAAGTATTTAGCTGTTGCTGTTGTTTCTGTTAATGGCAACCTTGCAACACCAAACCCTCCAGCATCATTTTGATTAGTAAGTGTATATTGATATGATACCCCGCTATTAGTTATCCACCAAGGCCGCGAAATGCTAAATGATGGTCTAATATAATTGATTCCCCATTTTTGACTGCCATTGGCATCCGACATTATTATGACATTTGCTGAAGTTGCCGCTTCGGATACATAGGCGTAAATGTGCCGCGAATTGATTGGGTCGGATTGAATGGTTCTATTTGTGGATAGATATTTTCCGCTCGCGCCTTTTAACCCTGTCTTGCGGTTGTAATCTGCTATGGTAAAATTAAAATTGGTTGGCGCAGTTCCTGCGAGCGGGGTAAGCGCCCCCTCAAGAGTTCTTGCGCCAGCGAAAATGCACGATCCTTTGATTGCATCCCAATTAAGGTCAGCTTTGCACCCAAGAACAAAATTATTTATTGCTTTTTGAGTGTCTTTCTCAAGATATTGATTGTCAGCCGCTTCAATAGCGTATATGTAATTTACAGCATCTTCGTCCCACGGGTAGGTGTAGTTCGTATTCGGCTCGACCCATGCCGCCCCATCAAAAATGAAAAGCCTGTCTGCTGTCGGGTTCCACCATTGCAAGCCGGGAATCGGATTTGCCGGGGCTGATGTCGAAACGATGGTGCTGCCGCTCATGTATGTCGGCTTTCCCGCGATTTCCTCCCAAAAAATCGAGTTATTCGCGGCCTGCCAAGCAGTTCCGTTCCATTGCCAGACGCGCCCTCCGTCTAGCCATTTTTGACCGATGTATGATGGAGTCGTTGGAAAGCTCATGGGATTGCGGTGTTGAGGTCTGTCATTAAGGTAGAAATACGGGAATCAAGTGTTGATAACTGAATCGCTTCTCCGATAGAGTAAAACGCGATGCGAGCATCTATGTAATTTGATGTTCCTCCGTTAAATACAAATATATTTCCATTAAACGGAGTCGCGCTATTGCTATTTCTGACAACCGTTGCGCCATTTAGAAATGCGTCTACCTGCGTTGCGCTTGATCTTGATACGCCAATGGATTTTGGAAGTTGCGTATTTCCTCCAATTGTTGCGTCTGTCGAATAGTTCGCTCTAAAATAAAGTGTTGCACCGCCGCCGCCACCATAAATTATTTGCGAACCAGAAGAAGCTCCAATAAAATAAGCCGTTCCTGTTGATGTAATTGTGTCTGTCGTTCCGCGAACATACAAATGTTTTGAGTTCTGCGGGTCAGCATTATTATTCCGATTGGAGTTCAGATATTTCGTTGCCCCGTCTCCCTTGAGTCCCGTCTTGCGGTTGTAGTCCGTGGACTGAAAATTGACATTTGTTGGAGCGGCTCCCTTGAGCGGAACGAGCGCCCCGTCGAGCGTCCGCGCACCCGCCATCACGCAGGAGGATTTGATTGCATTCCAAATGCCATCGGCCTTGCACCCTGCTACAAACTTCAAGACAGCAGCGATAACTCCTTCCTCCAAATCCTGCCCGTCTGCGTTCTGCACCCGGTAAATATAATTCCACGCATCCAAATCGCCTGTGCGGAATGATTGGCTGGCCTCCACCCACGCAGCGCCGTCATACACATACAAGACCGAGTTGATGCGATCCCACCACGACCACCCGGCTTTTGCCCCGCTGGGGGCGACATCAGACACAATCGCGCCATCTGGGCGATAGATCGCCGACTGCCACGCGTTGCCATTCCAAATCCATGTGCGCGTGAAATACGAAAACAGGTCGCCGATTTGAGGATTTGCCGGAAATGAAATCATGGGATTACGGTAGAAAGAGTTGTCATCAGCTTGGTCACGCGAGCGTCGAGTTTTGACAAATCAAGAGACGCGCCAACAGAATAAAAAGAAACACGCTTGTTGCCTTCATATCCACCAAGGTTCGCAAACCCTCCAATTTTGATTGGTTCGCTTGATGCGCTTGTCGATGCGTTAAAGAACCGATCATAAGTTGCTCCGCCGCCGCGATAAACATAATGAGAACTTGGAGTTAATCGCGTCTGCGTTCCTGCGTCTGAATTTGCTCCGCGACTCGCCCCAAGAAATCCAGTTGTTGTATTAGGAATATCGGGACTTACGGTTGCGGAGTTCCAATCATTTGCGTTGCCCGCTGCACCAAAAAGATACTTGCTGCTTGGTGCTGAAATAAACGACCCCCTGTAAAGCGAATCATTATTGCCTACTATCTGACCAGCCCCTGCGGCAGTAACATACGCCGCAATATGTCTGTCTGTAAATGATTCTGCGGTATGCCCCCTATTGGAATTTACACTAACACCATCCCTTGGGAAAAGCATTCCTGTTTTTCGGTTGTAGTGCGTTACGATATTCCCTGCCGAGTTTAAAACATATGTATGCGTCACACCTGCAAGCGGGATAATTGATCCTGCAAAAGTTCGCGCCCCAGCAAAAATGCAGCTTGATTTAATCGCATCCCAAATCCCATCAATCTTGCACCCAAGGATAAAAGCCTCGTAAGCCGTCACAACATCTTGCTCCAGCGGAGCGCCGTCTGCCGTTTCAACCGCCGTGACATAGTTTATGACATCGGGATCAATCGTGATGAATTTCTCGCGCAGCGCCACCGATGTTTCTACCCAAACATTCGACTGATAGACATACAGGCGTTGATTTACCTCATCCCACCATATCGTTCCCGTGACTTGATTGGTTGGAGGGAACTCCGAGGAAATGACCTTGGCGTTGAAGTAGTTTGGGATGTTTGCAACCGTGCTGCTCCAATCGGCGGGAAAATAGGTCGGCTTTCCCGTGACAAGTTCCCACGGGAGCGTTGACGCTTTTTGCGGGATGACCCAATTCGTGCCGTCGAACTTCCATGCCTTGCCGTTGGCAATGAAGATTTCGTTTAAGACTGGAGAAGCGGGAAAACTCATTCGGCGGGAATTTCTTCAATGGGTTCCGGCGCGGGGATTAGCGCGACCGCTTCGGCCATGGTCTTGATGGGGATTTGCGCGAACAATTCCTGCGGGAGTTTTTCAAATCCTTGGCGGTAAAGCCCGGTTGGCCCAAGCTCCAAGAGCAAGTCAGCGCACAGGAACAGCGTCCCGTCTGTGAGCGCAACCGGCTGCGCGACATGGCGCGGGTTGCCGTGTGCGGCCTGCGTGTCTGCGAGGACTTGCGCCTGTTCCGGCGTGAGGATAATCGCAAGGTTCTTGGCGGTTTCGTAGTTCGGTTGCGAGGCGATGAGTTCGGCGAGTGTCATACGATGGCGGTGTTGAGTTGAGACATGAGGGTGGAAATGCGCGAGTTGAGCTTGGCAAGGTCGATAGCTTCCCCGATGCTGTAGAAAGACATCCGAGCGTTTACTGGAGAATTGCCGGTGCTGCCCGAAAAAATCCTTGGGAAAACAGATGTATTTCCCGTAGACGCTTGAGTTATTGCAAAAGTCGTGTTATTATTACGAAGTTCATAACCGGCGCTAGAAGAACGAGATATGCCAGCAAAACCAACGCTATGAGTTGCAGTTGATCTGGTAGTGGAATCATTCAATCGAGTTTGCAATCCCGTAGAACTTCCAACTTGGATCAATCCTTGTGAATGCCCAAAATAATATGTTCCACTTGCTGTTGTGGCTTTTGAAGTTATATTTACAGCATAATGCTTTGAATCTTGCGGGTCAGCATTATTATTCCGATTCGTGTTAATGCTTTTACTTGATCCATCACCAATCAATCCCGTCTTGCGGTCATAGTCCGCCTGCATGAAATTGATGTTTGTCGGAGCCGTGCCTTTCAGCGGAACCAACGCGCCGTTTAACGAACGCGCCCCGGCCATGATGCACGATGCCTTGATCGCATCCCAGACTCCGTCCAACTTGGCGTTGATGATGAACATTGTGTAGGCATCCTTGACCGCCTGTTCCAGCGCCTGCCCGTCCGCCGCCTCGACCGAAGCGATGTAGGCATCCGCATCAGCATCGAAGACGGGGTATTCGTCGTTGTTGCCGTTGACCTCGGCCCAATTTGAGGTCTGGTAAACATACAGGCGCTTGTTTATAGTGTCCCACCATAAATCGCCAATAATCGGAGCGCCCGGAGGAACAGCGCCAGAATAGGCGCGACCAGCGCCTTGAAGCGACTGCAACCAATCGCTTTCTGTGCCAACAAAGCCTTTTCTAACAGCAATCTGGTAGGCGCTTTCACCAGCCTTGATGTAGCTGCTGTCTGGCTCTTGGCCGATTACAAGTGAACCTACTCCAAGACTCATTTTAGCGCGATGATTTCAGTTGCAGTTGTGCCGGTTGAATAAACGCGTGAAACAACAATCGGAAGAAATGATCCGGCGAGAATTTTTGCAAAAGTGATGTCTTGCCCGTCCTTCATCCTGACTTTCAAAGCGCCCGTGCCGCCGACATACAAGCCGCGAGTAAAACCGCCGTCGTTCGCGTTGATGTATGTAAAAAGACCGCTGGAAAGCGCAGAAATCGTCGCCTGCAAACCGCCAGAAGAAACTTTCGTGGTGTTTGCCGTGATGGCTGAATTTGAAACTGAAACAGCGCCGCCAGCCAGCGTCGTGATGTTGAACTTATTGTTCGTAGGGGTCGCTGAAATCAAATATGTCTGCCCAGACAGAGACGATCCAGCCGGAAGGCTGGAGAAGGTGACGGTCGTTCCAATAGAAAAACCGAACTCCAAATTAACGGTGTCAGACGGAACGACATTGATTGCCGTTGTTACACCATAAGCTCTCTCAAAAGTATCCGCTGGCATATTGGCTGTTGTATGTTGGGCGAAGAATTATTGCAAGAAAATTATCCCATTGGCATCGGCGGAGGGATTTGCCCCGCTGCTGGCATTTGATTATCTTGCGGAGCCTGCGGGCCGGATGGAGAATTGTTCGCGCCCTGCGCGCCTTGCATGTTTGGGTCTGTTGCCGGATTTCCTGTCGCGATTTGCTTTTGCGCGTTCATCGCAACAATGGATTGCAGCGGCCCGCCTAGCGCGTCTGTGACATCCAGCTTGTCATCCATGCGACGAATAAGCTCCTTGGCAAGCCACTCTGGAGCAATTCCGGGGATTTGCAAAAGAAGCGGAACGATCTTTTCGATGTTTGCAATTTCAGCGGCCTTGTTGGGGCGTCCGCTTGATCCGCTTTGAACCTCCAAGAAAAGTTCGTTGGAAATTTCTTGGGCCGAAAGCTCCGGCCAGACAGCACCGACGCCAGCAATTTTTTTGACGGTTTCTGCCGACATTTGCTGGAACAACGCCTGCCCCATCGCGCGAGCAAGCTCGTTAAGAAAATCATCAAGATCATCGACATTGGAAGCCAATGCAGACATGCGGGAGCTTTCAGCGATGCTGGATTCTGTTGCCGTGCCGCCGCCTGTTCCTCCAAGATTTGCTTCCTGTGTTCCAACAACACGAAGAACGTCTTCAAAAATTGGAGTTGTGTCGTATAGCGATTGGTCAATCCTTGGGCCGTCTACTGGCTGCAATAGCTCTCCGACTTTTTGGCCGGGCTGCAAGCCTTTCAATGTAACGACGCCGTTTGCTGGCCTTGACTCCAACTTGTATTTGTCTTCCGGGTCGAGAACGCCGTCTGGGATAGCCGTCAATGGGCGATTTGCAAAACGATGCTCGCGCAACCCTTCGCGAAGCCTGTTATATTCAAGCTGCATTGGGCGCAAAAGCTGCACGTCTGAAATCGGAAACACTTCGCATTCGCTTTCAATTTCATTGAAAGCCAAAACAAAAAACGGCCAAAAACGCTCAAGCTGAATGTGCGGCTCGCGAGGCTCCTCAAGGAAGTTGCGGTAACCTTCCGCGACGGTGTAAACCAATCCGTCTGTCTTGCTGTAAATTTCCCAGACGCAAACCTGATCCGGCTGCTTGCTGGAATCTTCATCGCCGTGTTCAATTTTGAAGCGTTGCGTTTCTGGATTCTGGTAAGCGGTGAAGCGTCCTTTTTCGAGGTCAACCCCGTAGATTTCTTGAACGTCATCGACAGACATGATGAACTCATGTGCGATCCATTTCGCCCCAAGAAACCCGCGAAGATAGGTGCAGCGCGGGTCAACGATAATTGATGTTGATTTCGGGAAATCAACAACGATGCCTTCTCGCACGACAATCTCTGGGGCCGCTTGCAAAGCGCCAAGCGAAACGCGAAGATGTTCCGCCTCTGCGTCAAGCGTGGACATTTGATTTTTGTCGTCTTCGATTTGCGATTGCAGCCGCTCAATTTCAATGATCCGCTGCGTAATGTCTGTGATTTTCTCGATGTCCTCCGGGCGTTTTTTCAAAAAACGCTGAACGCCCAGCTTGGCGTAACCAACACCAGTCGCGCACGTGCGGCGGGTCAACTGCTTCATCTGCGTCTTGAACGGAGGAAGCTGTTCGTCCAATGTGTGCTTGCAGACAATCTCCATTGTTTTTGCAACGCGATCCAGCAGGCGGCGCTTTTCGTATCCCTGCTTGATGTCGGACATCATTTCCAGAACCATCGGGTCAGGCGCGACGCCAACAGAGGCTCCTTGCTGCATGACTCCCGCCATCATGTTTGCCTCGTTCAGCGTTCCTTCCCATTTCTCAAAATCAATCGTATCCCTGCGCTTGCATTTGATTACAGGATTCTTGGCATACAGGGCTGCGACGCGCTGCGCGATGTGTCGCTGAACAATGTTAGCTTGGTAGCGAGACTCCTCGCTGCTTTCACTCCATTGTTTTCCAGCCAGAAATTTCAAATCGTCGCGCATTCGCTTAAATGCGCCTTCATGTTTTTTCTTGGCAGATTGAACGAGAGACGTCCAGCGATTGACTAATTTTTTCCTTGCAGGCTCCGGCTCATAATGCGGAGTTTC